TACTGTATAAAGCGTAGTTGCTGTAGTTGCTGAGGGATTGACTTGTGCCAAAACCTTGTAAGTAGTAGCCATGGTATTGCCTCCTATAAATAGACTTAGACCTATTATAGCATTATTTTATTTGATCTATCGTGTAACCTGTATGTTTTTTAATACTTGCCCTAATTTCTTTTTCAAATATTTTATATTTAGTAGGGATCCAAAATGATGGCGTTGTATACCTTATGCCTTTGGTTATTTCACGCACACCATGTATATACATTGTGTTTGATGGGAAAAAGACTACTGTTCCTACATTTGGTTTAAAATCAATGCCCTGGTCGGGAAAATATATTTCTCCACCTTCATAGTCATCATTTAAATAGATAACAGCCCCGTAATCAACTATAAATGCTTCATTTGGATGCCCCTCTGGATCTTCTCCATCTGCATGTAGTGGTTGATAATCTCCTACGTCCCATCTTCTTACTCCTGGAAAGTTTTCTTCTAACGGTCTTCCAAAATGCATCTCAATTTCATTTTGAAGTCTATCCATTGCATTTTTTAATATTTTAAATGCCTCTGGTTTTTCGTGTAGGTTATTTGAAACTTTATCTGGAATGCCTTGCATAGTATTTGATTGCCAAGAAATTTTATCATCTATGGAGTCTACAATAATTTTGCATTCTTTAATAGATATAAAGTTTTCAATAATTACAACATTTTTCTTTAGTCCAATTTTTTTCATTCTTTTATTATATCATAGCGTTAGGTTTAACTTATAGAAAACCCGCCACACCTTTCTAAAAATAAACAAAATGCACGTATATCTTGATCAGATAAAGGTCTATATGTTTCAAAATTCATATATTCCATTTTTTTTCTATTACTTAAATATTGATTAAAATAATTTATCATTTCTTGATTTTTTAATTTAAACAAAAGTTGCTTGCATATTTCTTTAGAAACCTCTTCTCCATCATTCGTATACCAGTAGTTTATGTCAAATATAATATCTCCACAATAAAATTGAAGAAATTTCCAAAGTTCATGCCATTTCCAAATATTTAGTCTATAGCACAATCCTAGAGGGTCTTTTGGGTTTAAGCCTATTAAATCAAATGCCATTAACTGCCATACCCAGATTTTTTAATATATATTTTTATATCTATTTTGTCCATATCAATATCTTTATATAAACTATTTAGATATTCAAAACAAAACTTTTTTGAACCTTGGTATCTAAAAAACTCAATATTGTCTTTTAGTGTTAGCCCACCTATATGTAAATAATTTGTTTGCAACTTTTCTGAGTTTAATCCATTATTTCTTAAATACTCAATATCATGTTGTTTTATAACAAAATCAAATACTGGTGGTCCAGTATGTGTTGGAAGAATTTCTTGTTTTGCTTTTATTTGTTTTTTACATCTAAAGATAACCTCTTCTAAAATTTCTTTTATTATTGGATGTTTTGGAGAAAAGCCAAATAAATCATTTTTAATTAAAAAATTATCATACAATCTTTCTATTAAAAAAATATCTTTATTAAAGTCTATCCATTCTTCAACTGGATTAAGAAGAATTGTATCTATGTCTGCGTAAAGACCACCAAATTCATATATCATAACCAATCTAAAAATATCTGCTCTAACCATTGGTATTTTTGCATACTGAACAATATTTAAAAGATCTTGATTGTAGTTTTTAGATATAAAATCTTCTGCATACTCATTAGAAAAATATTTATATTCTAAAGAACTTTGTTCCCAAGTAGAAGATATTGCTTTTATATAATTTGGCAACTCTTCTTTTAAAGAGTCATATGTTTGCCAAATAATTTTAGGTATTGGCATTATTATTTTCTGCTATTTTTTTTACTTTGTCAAGGTATAACTCATCAACCATTGAAGATAGCACATAGCATATCCACTGATAGGATGATTTTTCGCAATATCCCTTTGACTGCATAATTTTAGCAATATCTTCTATAATTTCCATTATTTATACTCCATAAATAAATTAATAGCATACCTAGTTCCTGAAATAACCTTGTGTGCTACGTGTGCATATGGGTAATTAGAAGGAAATAAAACCATTGAGTTTCTTATTGGTTTTTCTTTAATTCCAAAATTAACAAACTCTATTTCTCCACCTTCATAACTATCGTTTAAATAAATAATACAACTTGTTACCCTGTTTGATACATGTTTAGATCCATCATCATAATGCATAACATATTTTTGATTAGGCTCATACTTTAGTGCCTCTATTGCAAAGTATGTTAATTCTGGTAAATAATACATACTTCTATATTGTCCTAAAAATTTATCTATTCCGTTTTTTACAATATTAAAAATTTCTTCATACTTGTCTTTATCGTTAAAATATATGACAGAGTTAGACCTATCCTCTACTTTAACATTTGCTGGCTTAGACCATTCATATTTATTTATTCTTTCTATTAACATTTCTGGATTTTCTAAAACGTCATAATAAAATTCTATACCATTTTTAGACATGGCTACACCTTTCGTCTTTTGTATAAAGTTTAATTTTTTTAACTTCATGCTCTCCAATTTTACTACCGTGTTGGTCGGTGGCACTTCTATAAAAATCAGACCATTTTGGAATTTTGTTATTTTCTAAAATAACATTTCCATAATCTGTTAATTTTTTGTGATATTCGTTTATATCGTATGGATTTTTATTTAAAGTCATTGTAGATTCATTTAAGTTAGAGAGAGAGATTGGCATTACTGCCATAAAAGGCTCGTTTGCCTTAAAGGTTATTGGAACGTTTGGTTTTGTGATTTTCCAAGAAACTGGTATTGGGGAGTTCCAAAAACTTGTGCTAATGATGTTGCTTAACGGTGAGGCTCCGTCAATTATTAAGTTTGGTGGTCCAAAAAACAAAAGGCTAACATTTGGATCTGTTTTAAAAAACCATCCAATATTAAAAATTAAAGTTGCAGTTCCTCTGTTTGTATCAACAAATTTATGTCCTTCTAAAACTTTTATGTGATTTCCTTCTTCTGTATCATTTCCATCCCACATTACGGTTATATCTTTTGGAAATGAAAATCCCCAACCCATTTGATTAGTTAGGGATAATGGAAAACAACGATACGCATGACCATCAAATGTTTTATCCATCCATTCTCTTTTTACTGGAAGTTGCTCTATTTTTGCTGCTCCCTGAAAAATTTCGTATGCTTCAATGTTGTACATATTAAATTTTTGCTGACCTTCTTAAAATTTCATTTGCCCCATGTGCACGATCATTATAATCAAACATTGTTACCGCTGAATACTTTAATCCTTCTTCTACTGGAAGTGCGGCATGTGAGTAAATGAAGGTAGATGGAAATAAAACAATATCTCCTTCTTCTGGTTGATAGGTATAATTTAAATATGGGAAAAACAATCCACCACCAGTAAAGTTATCATTTAAATACATAACTGTTGATACTGTGCAAATATAACTAAATCCATGATCTGAGTGAACTCCAAAATGATGTCCTGGTCCATATTTTACAAAATTAACTGCTTCTTGATATCTCATTTCAATATTATACATAGAGCAATAATGCTTTAGACATGACTGCAACCTAACATCAATATCTTCATAAATATTTTTTAAATCTGAATTGGCTACAGATGGATTATTGGTTATATCATATTTTCTAACTTTAAAGTCTACACAATCTCGGTAATCTTTCATTGTTTGATAGTCGCCTACTTGTGCTTCAGACCACTTAAAAAATGTATCTTTATCTTTATTATTATCGATTACACTTTCTAATCTTTCTACCAAGTTTAATGATTTATTTAAACTATTTTTGTAAATAAAAACACCATTTGCTGGATTTAAAACTTCAAGATTTGTTGCTTCCATAGCAGACCCCTTTTCGTTATTTTAATTATACACCATATAGAGTTTTATACGCTACTATGGTAAAATATATAGATGATCAATAAAAAATCTATAATCCCGTCTGGATATTATGGCAACTCTAAAGAAAATATAGTAATCATTAATAATTTTATATCTCATGATGATATAAAAAAAATAAAAATATTTTGCTCAGAATTAAATACCTTTATGTCTATTCCTGGAGACAATTGGGATAATCGTGTTTGCAATAACTCAATCCTTAAAGAAATTGCTCCTGATATTGAACAAATATTATCTACTTATCAAAAAAAACATAAAAAAATTATAGAAGATTTTTTTAGTATTGAATTAAAAGATAATGTGCCAAGCGTTGTTATATGGAGACAGGGTGATCTTCAACCACCACATGCAGATAAAGAAAATCTTGATGGAAGCCCAAACCTATATCCTGAAAACGACATTGCTTCCTTGTTCTATCTTAATAATGAGTATATTGGCGGAGAAATTTATTTTCCAACACAAGGATTACAATTTAAATTAAATGCTGGAGATGCGGTATTTTTTCCAGGAGATGTTAACTATCAACATGGTGTTACTGAAGTAACTGAAGGAAAAAGATTTACCTGTCCAGCATTTTGGAATGTTATAAAAAATAATAAAAATATTTAATATTTTATTAAATTATTCTGGTATAGCACTTATGACGCAGAGGTTTTACCATTTTCCTATTGGGCATCTAGATGCTTCAATTTTTGTTTTTGCTGTCATAAAACATCTACATTTTTTACATTGTTTTGTAATTTGTATTAATTCTGGGCAAGATATGCATAT